TGTTGTTACCACAAGGTGTTGACATGGCTTCCCGCCAAGTTCACAACGGTATCTCTATGCGTGTTGTACGTCAGTATGACATCAATAATGACCGTTTACCTTGCCGTATTGACGTTCTGTATGGCTACAGCACAATTCGTCCAGCAATGGCTTGCCGTATCTGGGGTTAAACCTAATTGCCTCCGCTTCGGCGGGGGCTTTTTAAATCAATTTTTTAAGGAATTAATATCATGGCTCAAGCTCCATTACCAAACGGCGCAGGTGGTTATCAAGTTGGCGACGGCAATTTATCCGAAGTTCTCCTTGGTACTCAAGTTGCTCCTACCGCAAAAACTGCTGCTGCAACTTTAACTGCTGCTGAACTCACATCTGGCATCATCACTTACACAGGCGCGGCTGTTGCTTTGACCGTACCTTTGGGCGCTGATTTAGACGCTGCTTTCACAAGCATGAAAACTGATAGTTCTTTTGACTTTTCTATCATCAATATTGGTGGCACTAACGCTGCTACTGTTACTGCTAACACAGGTTGTACTTTGGTTGGTGTTGCTGCTGTTGCGGCAAACTCATCATGCGTATGGCGTGTTCGCAAGACCGGTACAGCTACTTACGTGTTCTACCGTATCGCTGGTTAATGTAATATCCCGCCCTTCGGGGCGGGTTTTATAAAGGAAAAATCATGCCAAATACAAAGGCTGTAGGCGTCGCTTATGCTGACCCTTCGTTTGAAAGCTTGACGGTTACTGGCGCTTCAACACTTGCTGCTGTTACAGCTACAAGTATTTCAGCACCTAGTATTACTTCAAGTGGTAACGCTGCTGCGGCTAACGCTGTTGCAGGTTTGTACTTTTTGACTTCTGCTATTACCGTTAACGTGACTACAACTTCTGCTCCTGTTGGTTCATTGGCTACTACTACCAATGCAACTGGCTTAGGCAAGTTGTTTATCTCTGATGGTTCTAAGTGGCAGTACCCTGTTGTAGCGTAATAAAATAGGGGGTTCGCCCCCTATCTAACTAAAGAAATCATGCCAATTATTTATTTGAAACATCCTGACCACGGTTCTAAAGTTGCCACTATGGAACAAGAAGCAGAATTTGATGAACAAAATGGCTGGGTACGATATACTCTTGATACGCCATCAATTTCTGAAGAAGTTGAAGCAGTAGAAGAATCTACTGAAGCAGCGGCTCCTGTTAATACACTGGAAGTAAAAAGACGTCGTAAAACCGCAGAGTAAGGAGTTGTTATGGCTACTACCGCCGCCGAACAGATTAATGGAGCATTACGCTTAATCGGGATGCTCGCCGAAGGCGAAACACCCTCTGCCGCTACTGCACAAGACGCTTTAGCTGCCTTAAATCAAATGATTGACTCTTGGAATACCGAGCGTTTATCTGTCTTTGCAACGCAAGATCAAGTGTTTTCATGGACGCCAGGCGCAAGAACAAAGACTTTAGGGCCTACTGGTGATTTTGTTGGAAACCGACCTATTTTGGTTGATGATTCTACTTATTTTCGTGACCCACAGACTAATATCTCGTTTGGTATCAAACTGATTAACCAACAGCAATACGATGGTATTGCGGTTAAAAGCGTGACTTCTACATACCCGCAAGTGATGTGGGTAAACATGGAGTTCCCTAATATCAGCATGACTGTGTACCCAGTCCCAACCAAAGTGTTGGAATTCCACATGGTTTCGGTAACTGAACTGATGAGCGTTCCGAGCTTGTCAACTGACATTTATATGCCTCCTGGCTATCTCAGGGCGTTTAAGTACAACCTAGCTTGTGAATTTGCCAATGAATTTGGTGTTGAGCCGCCACCCAACGTGGCTCGTATTGCGATGACTTCTAAGCGCAATCTCAAGCGGATCAACAATCCTGACGACATTATGGCTATGCCTTACAGCATTGTGGCTACTCGTCAGCGTTACAACATCTTTGCCGGTAACTACTAATGCAGACGCCGATTTTAGGCCAAGCTTATGTTGCCCGTAGCGTAAATGCTGCGGATAACACTATGGTCAACCTCTTTCCTGAAGCCATCCCTGAAGGTGGTCAGACAGGGGGTTTTCTTAACCGCGCCCCAGGGTTGCGTAAGCTTGCAACTATTGGCACTGGCCCCATCCGTGGGCTTTGGACTCATACAACTGCGGGCTTAGATGCCTACGTGGTGTCTGGCAACAAGTTCTACAAGATTGATATTGATTACAACGCCACTTTATTAGGCACTGTTAGCGGTACTGGCCCTGTATCTATTGCTGATAGCGGTACTCAGATTTTTCTTGCGTGTAACCCCGATGCTTACGTTTACACCGAATCAACCAATACATTTGTAAAAATTACTGACCCTGATTTTGCAGGCGCTACAACTGTTTGCTACATTGATGGTTACTTTGCGTTTAATCAGCCTGACAGCCAAATTATCTGGGTAACAGGTATCCTTGACGGTACTCAAATTGACCCGTTAGCGTTCGCCGCTGCTGAAAGTTCCCCTGATGAAGTAGTAGCCGTGGTAAACAACAACCGTGAGGTTTGGGTGTTTGGTCAAGGAACAACTGAGGTTTGGTATGACGCAGCCACTACACCGTTCCCTTTAGCGCCCATCCAAGGCGCTTACAACGAAATTGGGTGTGTAGCCCCCTTCTCTATTGCCAAACTTGATAACAGCCTGTTTTGGCTTGGTGCTGACCCCCGTGGCTATGGTATCGTTTATCGTAACCAAGGCTACACAGGCAAACGGGTGTCTACTCACGCTGTAGAGTACGCTATTCAGCAATATGGCGATATTTCAAATGCAGAGGCGTATACCTATCAGCAAGAAGGCCACGCTTTCTACGTTTTAAACTTTCCAGACGCTAATAAAACTTGGGTTTACGACGTAGCTACAGGCGCATGGCATGAACGGGCTAGTTGGAACAACGGCGTATTTACCCGCCATCGTGGTCAATGCCAAATGAATTTTAATAGCCAAACAGTTGTTGGTGATTTTGAAAACGGCAATTTATACGCTTTTGACCTTGATGTTTATTCTGATAACGGCGCAATTCAAAAATGGGTACGCTCGTGGCGCCCATTACCGCCCAATCAAAATAACCTTAAGCGTACTGCCCAACATACCCTTCAATTGACTTGCGAGTCAGGCGTGGGTATTAACTTAGGTCAAGGTTCTGACCCACAGGTAATGCTTCGTTGGTCTGATGATGGCGGCCATACGTGGTCTAGCGAACATTGGATTTCAATGGGTAAGATTGGTGAGTACGGCTACCGCGCCCTATGGCGTCGTCTTGGCATGACTACAAAGCTACGTGACCGCATTTACGAGGTGTCAGGTACGGATCCTAATAAAGTCGTTATTGTGGGTGCTGAACTATTCCTCAGCGGCACAAACACAAATGGCTGATATTACCTTAATCCCATCGGCTAAAGTACCGCTGATTTACCCTGACACAAGTACGATGTCAACGGAGTGGTATAGGTTTTTTTGGAATATTTATGGTTTTACAGGTACAGGTGTTGTACCCGTAGATAAAGGTGGTACAGGCTTAAACACTATTGGCAATCATCAAATTATTATTGGTAACACCAACAATGTATTTGAGCCAGCTTCATTGCGTGGTTTTGGTATCAACATCACGTATGATCCTAGCTATGTAAATCTATCTATTGGCGATTCAGGCGTTACACCAGGCACTTACGGTTCTGCTTCGGCAGTCGGCGTATTTACAGTTAATCAATACGGCGTTTTAACTGCGGCGTCAAATACGTCAATTGCAATCAACGCCAATCAGATTACTAGCGGTACACTTGCTACCGCTAGAGGCGGTACAGGCTTATCAACATTTGGTGCCAATCAACTTTTCTATGCTTCTGATGCTAGTACAATGGCCCAATCAAGCAAGTTGCTATTTGATGGCAATATCTTGACTTCTACAGGTGGTATCGGTGGGGGCAACTTTTAAATGACAAGCATAGCGAAACATAATAGAATCAGTTTAAATTTAGGAGCTTTTTATGGCCGTTAACCTTTCCCCTGTTGCTGGCGCTGCCGCACAATTTTTTGACAATAGCGGCAACGTATTGACCGGTGGCAAGCTATATACTTACGATGCGGGTACAACAACGCCTGCTCCAACATATACAAACTCATCTGGTATTACACCACAACCTAACCCAATTATTCTTAATGCCGCAGGTCGCGTACCTGATAGTGGTGAAATTTGGCTTGCAGACAGCGTTTCATACAAATTTGTTCTTAAAGACCAAAATGATGTGCTAATTGGTACTTACGACAATTTGGTGGGTATTAACTCTAACTTTGTTAACTTTACCGGCGAAGAAGAACCGCAAACTGCTACTCAAGGTCAAACAATATTTACATTAACCACGATTAATTATCAACCTGCTACTAATAATTTATTAGTATTTGTTAACGGTTCTAAGCAAATTTCAGGTACTAACTATGATGAAACATCGTCAACCGTAATTACTTTTGTAGATGGCTTAAACGTAGGTGATGTGGTTGATTTTTGCACTGCAACACCAATTAATACTACAACATTAAGTGCGGCGCAAGTAACTTATAATGAAGGTAATCAATACGCTATCGACACTAATGTTGAGTCAAAACTTCAAGAAACCGTAAGTGTTTTTGATTTTATGACGGCCGCTGAAATAGCCGCCGTGCGTTCAGGCGTTAGCGGGTTAGATGTAACAACTAACTTTCAAAAAGCATTAGATTCATTGTCAGGTATTCCAAACAATGAAAATCGAACACTTACCGTTCCTTGTGGTTTATACAGCGTAACTCAAGTGGTTTTAAATAACTGCCAAAACGTAACAATTAACATGGAAGGCGCTAAGATTAACGCCATTGGCGTATCTTCTTACGACAGCGTGTTTAAAATTGTAAACACCATGAACACAAGAATTTTAGGTTCTTGGGATGTTTTAGGTGGAGATAGAACAAACTATGTAAGCCTTGTTCATTGCACAGCAGAGCCAGGTGGCGATATTTTGCCTTTGACTGGTATTTGTACAACTACAGAAATTCATGGTTTAACTGGATACAATGGTAATTGCGTACTTCAATTAGGCGCGTATAACGTAGACTCTATTATTTCTGAAATTACTGTTTATGGGTTAAATGCCCATTTATGCCCTACTGTTGTTCACGGTGGTGGTTCTCAAACTATAGCTACTTTTATAGGCTGTACTTTAACAAGTGAAGCTAACGCAAATTTAGCCTTATCTTCTTATGAAGTATCTTGCTGGCTAGAAGGCGGCGTTTATAAGTTCATTGGCGGCGAAATACTGCATCTTTTAAGCACCGCTGGACAAACTTTTTGGGTAAACCCCTGCCAAAGCGCAACGTATGGCTCCCCCTACCCAATCGTATCTTTAAGCGGCGTGCATCTTGAATGTGCGGCGATTATTGCGGCTATAGTTAATCCGCGGTCTATAGCAACACCATCTTCTGATGTTTCGTCTTTTAGTATGACTGATTGTTCAGGATATATGAACCCTGCCATAGCTGCGTCTTATTTAATTGATGTTAATGATGCTACATACGTAGGAAAAATACAGGTAAAAAATAGCAATTTTTATTCTCAAGTTGTTCCCAGAACAAACGCAAATATAGGTATCGCATCAGGCGCAGCCACACAAGTAGATATTGATTCAACTTCATTTGGTGTGGGTTGTAAAAATTGGGCGGGCGGAACTGTTGGTGGAATTTTAAAACACAACACAATCCCTTGCGTTTTTGCGTATAACTTAACAAGCCAATCAATTGCGGCTTCGTCTGCGGCTGTTCTTAAGTGGACTTCGCAAAGCACAACCAATGTACCTGAAAGATATAGCCCTGGCTATTCAACTTCTACTGGCGTATTTACAGTCCCTGCATTTGGAATGACGACTTTAAAAGTAAGAGCTTCCGCAGCGTTTACACAAGCTGGTACTGGGTATGTTGAAATTTTAAAAAATGGAAACCGCGTATCTATTGTTTCATTAATAGCTACCGATCTATCCTTTGATATTTCTTATGACGATGTTAACGTAGCGGCTGGAACTACTTACAGCATTAAATTAACTAATACAGGCGGAGCTACCCCTATTTCTTTTGGCGCATCAATATCAGATACATTTACTATTGATATGGGAACAATGTAATGGCCCAAACCAACTTTACGCCTATTCTGTTGTATGGCAGCAGTACACCTACAAACGTACCTCTTGCAGCTAATTTAACCAATAATTCTGCCGGATCCGAAATTGCTATTAACGTAGCAGATAAAAATTTGTTTTTTAAAGATAGCGGCGGCGTTGTAAACACCGTACCTATTCGTCAGTCAAGCGCTAGTTCTAATGGTTGGCTATCTTCTACAGATTGGTCTACATTTAACAGCAAAGCTCCTGCTACTAGCGGTACATCCCTTTTGTACGGCAATGGCGCAGGAGGGTTTAGCAACGTCACTATTGGCTCAGGTATTAGCTTTGCAGGCGGTACGTTATCAGCCACAGGTACAGGTGGTACGGTTACGTCCGTAGCTGCTTTAACTCTTGGCACGACAGGTACAGACCTTAGCTCTACTGTAGCTAACGGCACAACAACCCCCGTCATTACTCTTAACGTACCAACCGCTTCGGCGGCTAACCGGGGGGCATTGTCCGCCGCCGATTGGTCTACGTTTAACGGCAAACAAGCTGCTTTAGTTAGCGGCACTAATATTAAAACCGTCGGCGGTGTGACTTTACTTGGCTCAGGCGACGCAGGGACTATCGGCGTAGGCTACGGTGGTACTGGTTTAACTGCTGTAACTGCTGGTTATATTCCTTTTGGTTCTACTTCTACAGCTTTAGCTACAAGCGCAAACTTAACTTATATAAATGGATGGCTACAACCACAAGGTAATACAAGCGGCGTTGCCCCATCAGGTAACGCTGGTTTAGCTTTTGGTTGGAACTATAGCGCTGGTGGTGCTGAAGCTAACATTATGTACGGCACTTTTTCAGGTTCAGGATATTTAGCTTTTAGCACATTTAACGCTGGAACTGTATCTGAAAAAGCGCGTATTTTTGCTTCTGGCGGTGTTTCTATTGGCAACACTACAGACCCAGGTGCGGGTGTTTTATTTGTATCTTCAGGTGTACGCTTTCCAGCCACTCAAGTAGCTAGTGCTGATGCTAATACATTAGATGATTATGAAGAAGGAACTTGGACACCTACAGGTAATGGTGTTACTTTTACTACAGGTACAACAGGGTGGTATACCAAAGTAGGTAATCTTGTAACACTTAACTTTATTGTTAATTGGCCTGTAACAGCTAATGGAAGCCCTGCCTATATTACAAATTTACCTTTTACTACAAATACAAATGCTGGTGTAGCTTTAGGTGGCTATTCTAGTGACATTAACATGATTACTTTGGTAGGAAACACTATTTTGTACCCAACTAATTTACTTGGAACGGTTGTAACTGTTAATGCTACTTTAAGTGGAAAAACGGTTGTTGGTTGTGTTTCATACATGACTTAATTAAAAAGGAAAATATTATGTCTTTGACAAAACAAGTGCTAGTAGATCAAATTACTATAGATGAAAATAGCAATATCCTAGTAAGAGAATCTACATCTGTATTAGAAGATGGCATTGAAATTAGTAAAACCTATAGTAGAAAAAGTTTATCTCCAAACCAAGACTTATCCAATGAAGCGGATAATATTAAAGCGATTGCTAATATTGTTTGGACTCCTACTGTAATAGCGGCATACAACGCTAAACTTGCTGAACAAACAACTTTATTGACAGGTGCAAAATGACCACTTTAATACCAAAAATTGACTTAAAAAATGGTAACGCAACACCAGCAGGTGCTATCAATAGAACTATCAATGCAAAAGCGCAAGATATTACTTCCGTTAAAGACTTCGGTGCCACTGGTGATGGAACTACGGATGACACTGTAGCTATCCAAGCGGCTTTAAATGCTTCATCAAGCGTATATTTTCCTAATGGAAACTATTTAATTTCTGCTTCAATGACGTTAAATGCAGGTCAAAAGCTAAGTGGTGATAACGCTACAATTAAATGGAACGCTACAACTTTAAATTACGCATTTACAGGCGTAACAGTTAACGACATTGTTGTTTCAGGTTTAACTTTTAGCTCAACAATAGCTAATACGGCTGTGTCTTTTGGAATCTTTTTACAAAACGCATTTAGAGTTAAAGTATCTAACTGCAAAACCAATCTAGTAGGTTTACTTTGGACTACTTCTACTTCTTACGCTAGTTACGCTGGTGTAACTTTGGCAAACTCATCAAGTGATATTCTTGTTGAAAACTGTACTTTATATGGTGCTGGTTCGGCTGTTACAGCTTCTTACGGCATATTCATTCAGTATAGCTATCGGTTTGCTATTACTAACTGTAGCGTTCAAAACTATGGCCAAGGTATTACTTTTTGGGGAGGCGATGCAGACCCAAGTGCTAATGGTGCATTAGCTAACGCTCGTCTTTGCTATGAAGGTTCTATAACCAACTGCGCTGTTTATAACGTAGGTGGTGGTGGTATTTGGGGAAGCATGGGGCAAAACATTACTATTTCAGGAAATTCAATTAATACCGCAGGAGATGTGGGTATAGACCTTGAAGGTTGTTTTGATTGCACCGCTTCAGGTAATACTGTAGCGGAATGTGTAAATGGTGGTTTGACACATTTCTTTTATAACCGAAATATTGTTTATGCTGGAAATAGCGTAACTCAATCAAATGCCGCCTACCCTGTCTATAGATGCTATAACTCAGGTGCAAATACGCTTAACAAGTCTGTTTTGCTTAGTGGCAATACTTTTAGAGGTAATGGTGTAATTACAACCGCAGATTATGCTGCTGGCCCAATAGAATCAACTGCTTTTATAGGTAATAATTTTATTAATTGTTCTTTATCTTGTTCGTTTAATAACCTAAAATTTATCAATATTATTGGCAACACCTTTATATTTGATGTTGCGGCTGGGTCAGCAATGACGGCAATTTCGGTTAGTGGTCAACATATAAATTCTAATGTTTCAATTAAAGGCAATGAAATTATGTCTTTAGTAACACAGCCTGCTGGAAGTGCAAGTATTTATGCTAATTTTGAGGACTTTAACTCAAGTGGGGTATTTACTATTAACGGAAACGACTCCCAAGGCTTTCCAATAGACATTTCAATAGATAACACAGGTACTAACGCTGGTGTATCAGGACTATTTACTATTCACAATAATACCTTGGGTGCGCCAGCTTTTTTAAGAAGTGGTGAAGCAACTTCAGCAAACATAGTTAGCTTTGAAAACAATATGTATCAAGGTAAACCTTGGCCTACAGTTACACCAACTACAGGTAAATGGGACGTTAGTAATAAGGTGTATTTTTCAGCACCTACGGCAGGGGCGTATATTGGCTCTGTTTGTACAACTGGTGGTACGCCAGGTACTTGGAAAACCTTTGGCGCTATCTCTGCATAATGACTCAACTGCTCTATACCGAACAAAAGGTGCAAACGTGCTAGTAAGAATGGCTACGGCAAGTGATTTAGACCAGTATGTTGTGCTGGCTAAAGACTTCCACGAAGCTTCACCAATGAACGGTATTTCTGCGTTTGACGCAGAAGGTTATGGTCAGTTTTTTCTAAATGCGTTAAATAACCCCGATGTAGGTATCTGGTTAGCAGAAATTGATAGTAAAATCGTAGGCATTACTGGAGCGTTAGTTTTTCCGTTGTATTTCAGTCCTACGCATTTAGTAGCGCAAGAGCTTTGGTGGTGGTTAACCCCAACTGCACGGGGAAG